GCGCCAAATCCAAGGTTTACGAACGTTGGAGGAGGTCCGGGAGCAACATGCGGGGAGTGCCGATCGAATCGGTTTAACCCGTCCGGACTTGTTACAAGTCAGAAAAGGTCAGTCCAGGCAGAGGTACGGTGCAAACCGTAAATTCCGCCGCTCAGACACCGTTAAACGGGAGGACTGTTCCAGTTTTGTTCAACAAAATTGGCCAGCCCTAAGGGAAGCTGGGGTCCCAAGGGCCCACGCAACTCTTCAACAGCTTGTAAAGCTCCCAAAAGCTAAGCTTTTGGGTCAAAGAAAGGTCGTGAGAGCTATGCTCACACCGATCGACCTCACCCTGCCTGATACAGACGAAGTCTATAAGTACAAGGTAGGATGGTGGAAGGTTTTGACCGACATAGTCGTTGCCAAAGGCAGAACTCAACCAGCCATCAAAGAGTGGAAACAACACACATTGTGGGTGTCCAACACTATTTTTGGGAGGGATCCAGAGGATCCTTTTCCCAAATACAAGCCGTCATGGCCACCTCTCCCTGAAGGGACGTGGATGACGTCTGGCGTAATAAACGCCGAAATTATTGCATCTGCAGTAGAATACTGTATAACGCGAACGTTCCCGTCTGCAGACGGGATCGCGTGCGCGCAGGCCCTCGAAGAGGCCCGCGCCACGTACTGTGACTTTACCCCTCCTCCTCTTCCCGAGGAGGACAGGGCGTTCATTAAATTCAACTCCCGCTTAGCGGGCGCCGAAATTCGGAAGTGTGCGTCGGCGAAAGGTGTCCTTTCGCGAAGCAACTCTCACTGTTCCCTAACGAATAGGGGGTGCCTAGAACGTTCATCGAAAGATGGAGGTAAAAAGGCCGAAGTCATCCCAGGTTTCCTGAGATGGCTCGAGACCAACCCATCCTCTGACGAGGTATGGGAATTGCCCACAGGAGGATATTTCTCACTGAAGGCTAACCAACCAAGATGGAAGGCGGAAATCCCCAACGTCCGCGATCTGCCTCAGGCAGATATAGGGGAGGAGATAGACAGGTCAGGGTGGATTCATCCTGAACTTGTAGGAATGGAGGAGTGCAGGCTTGCTGTGCTCCTTCATACATATTGCTATGTGATGCTCGTCAAAGACGGGTACATGAAACAAAATGGACGCCCAACAGGGCAAATGTTCACGACGTTGTTAACGTCATTGGGAGAGCCGGGCGGGAAAGCCCGGATCCCCTCGAAGTCTATGGCATGTCTTACGACATACCTGCAACCTTATGCACACGTAATGCGCAACGTATTGGAGTGTGATCCAACCTTGACGTCGGGGCTAAGCGCCGGTAATCAAGCATGGGAGCTAGTCAAAGACTTAAAGCAAGCATGGGGTACAGAGTTCCGAGGAACCGACCTCTGGGAGGGAATCCTACTAGGAGATCTTGAAAGATCCACGGACTTCATAGAATATGAGGCCGGAAACTTACACATGTCTTCCTTTTGGGAAGCATGGGATGGGGTAAGCGATTATTTTCGCTTCGCCCACGAACTAATCCTTCAGCAATTTGTTGTACAAATTGATAATACGAAGGATCTATCGGCCCGCGGGGCCCTTATGGGGCTGCCGGGGACCAAAATAATTCTCCACACGATCAGCAAAGCTGTGGATGTGGCAGCATCAGAGCGGAGAAACCCGCTCGGACTACTTGATCTTCGTCGTCACCCTTGGAGGTGTGCCGGCGATGATATCGTACGTTTCGGTTCACTAAAAGTGAATCGTAGATACAAGCCATCGGCTGTCCGTTACAGGGTAAAACCCTCGGACGACAAATGGGGTGTGTACACCCATGGTGGGAAGTACTGTGAAAGGGCTCTCTTTCTAAGAGGGACCTTGAACACAGATGACATGGCCACCTGCCTCTACCAGGATATAATCCCGATGAGGCTTCTATCCCCTGAGACGAAACCTCGTACAGGAGATGATGACACTAACCCGATTTTCGGGAAAGGTCATGCCCTTGCAAGGGAGCTAGAGTGGTACTCTGGCCCCGAAAGCAAACGTTTTAAAGCACTCTCGTTATTCATAGAGAATATGCGTGAGTACGGAGACGTGAAGCCGATTATGTTCGTTCCACGTCATTTAGGAGGGTTGGGATTATCCCACGACTTAGAAAAATCGTTCAAGTATACACCTGAAACCGTCAAAAAGGCATGTAAATTCGCTTATGCGAACTCACATACCCCGAAAGGAGAGCTAGCTCGAAGAGCCCTGCAATCCTTGAGGACTCCCATACTATTGTATAGGGGTGCCCCAATCCCGCTAAAAGAGGTCAATAACCCTTATAGCTGGATCGTCGAGTACTTGCCCGTGGCGAGCACTCAACAGATGCGAGATAATCTCGAAATTCCGGAATGGATGCGTTACACACGTGCCCGGAAGGAAATAGAGGAGAAAGGCTATGTTGACATAGGCAAAATCCTCCGTGAAACCCAAAATGGCGAACGAACACCATTCTGGGAACTTGCGAAAAGCAAGCAGAGAAAGGGCTGGAGTACAGCTCCTATCTCGAAGAGGGTGGAAGCGGTTTCCGCTTCGCTACCCGAACTTGAGGCTATGCCTCTAGTAACAATTGAAGAGTGGCAGGGTATCCTTGCGAACTCCGACGATCTTCGCCCGGACCCAGTATGGGTCCATAAAGATGATCTCACTGTTATAGTGGATCAAACTGCGGTCCCGCTAAACCTTGTAGGTAAGGCGACCGGTCTATCCCTTAAGATGGGAATCTCCAATAGAACAATATTCGAAAGGAGTGCTAAGTTTTAGGCTGAACCTAGAACGAACTATGCCAACACCCTCGTAAGGGTGCTGTCTGCCAGTTGCTCTTATAAGTCTCACTTCAGCTTCTATCAAGAAGGTCTGAAAAGAATACAATCCTTTCCAGCTCAAAGCGGTTTTCTGT